CTGATTACGCAGGTCAAAACCAAAGCAATGTACTCTGGTCCCACGGCAAATAAATCTCTTGTTACCTTTATTTTAAATCTTAGTAATCCACCTGAAGTTTGCCGCGTTTCATCAATCCGTTTACTAACCAGACGAGGGCGTCAACGCAGTCGTCATGGGAACTTACACCAAAATTTGTCATCTCTTCGAACAACACAGTGAAGTTCCTGTAACGATTAAAAATGACCTTTCGATCCTCAAAAAGTCCCATCACACCACGGAACCTGGCAAGTTTATCTGCACGGAATCCTTTGACTGCATGCCATACCAAGTTATACAAATTTTCATTATTTAAACAGATTCTCTTGAAATCAGCTTCAAGCGAAGCCTGGTACGCAACAGCTTCTGAGTAGATATCACAGGTAGAAAAAGTTGGGAAATAGTTATCATTTGCATCTTTGCCAATGACGGACCAGTCGTATAGCAGTTCTTTTAAGGCATCAAGTTTCTCAAGATTGCCCATTGCTCGCATGCGCCTGTAATCAATGATGTGAATTTTATCTCCAATTTTTCCGCCAAGAACAAATACTGTGTAATCGTTTTTCTCTTTTGTACCAGCGGATAGATCCACTCCAACTCCAAGGGTATCGAATTCTGTTGCGATCTCAGCCTTAACAAGCAACTCTGGCGCCAGGGACAGTTCATTCTGCCTGACGATCTGATTCATGTACTGGAAAGAGAAAGCAATCGGTGCTTGCCGTTTCTTTTCTTTCAAGTATTCCAAGGACCACATCTCAGGCCAATACGACTCCTCCTCACCTGTCTCCTCATTGTTTTGAATTGCTGACAATACAATCTGCATCCAATTGTTTTGCGGGCAGAAAGTTGTTGCATGAATATCGTCATGCCTAAATCTGGTTCCAAGACATATTGCCCTACCGCCTTCAAACATTGTTGGAGAGATAACTGCATTCCAGTTATCCTGCATTGTTTTACGTATGTCGGGGTTACCAATATCTGCAGAGCTTTTGATTGGGTCGTCGATTATACACAAATGGGATCGCTTAGAGGTAACTGAACCTTTTAGACCCGCAGCACAAAGGGTAAACTGTTCTTCACCTGTAGTATCAATTCCTGCAAATTTATGATCAATTGACCAGTACTCATTACTGGTCACATTCTTAAGTAAACGAACAGATGGAAAAACGTCTTGATATTTTTTACTATCAATAATGCGTTTGATGGTTGCAGATTTAGATCTTGCAATATCAACTGTATAAGACAAGTAAAGAATTTGAAGAGGCTTCTTTGCTGTTGTGTGTACACCAATTGCCCATGCAGTGAATAAACCCAACACGGTACTTTTGGCCGAACCCCTGGGACCGAGTAGATCAATATTTGGTCCGGCAATTTTTACAAGGCAATCGGTATCTTCATTCGTTACTAATTGTTTATGCCATTCTCTATGGTGCTTTGCTGGTGGTTTATCTGCTACGTATTCACAAAAGAAACCAAAGTCTTCTCTTGCACGCTCAAGTAGTTCTTCATTCTTACTTTTACGGATCTTATGCTTTTGTATAGCAGCCTTTGCATTCCGCCTATAAGCAAGATGAAGATGAGAAGGCACTGGCTAATTTAACTGCTTGTTAAATACTATCAGATTACTTGGCTTCTTTGTCTTTTTTGAACTTCTTAGCTGCCTTTGATGCACGTTTAGCTTTAGATGCATCCATTGCATCTTTACGCTTTTCGTTATCATCTTTGTCGCTACCGTCTTCCTTCTTGGCATTCTTATTCTTGAAATACTCAAGAAGTTGCGGTGGCATTTTACCCTTGGCCATTTTTATCCTCTCTCGTTTGATTCAAAAGGTCTTCAAATAATTTTTCTTTTGATTGTTCACTAGGCTCACTGGAACCAATGAGACTTTCAATTTGTCTATTCTTATCCAATTCTTTTGCAACTCTATAAGTTGCATCAGAGGAAATAATATTGGGAAGGTTGTTTTCCATGTCACTCTTCGAACTGTAGCTTCGCCCATACGGACATTGAAGCTTCTTGCAGGGGTCCTTCTACCGGATCGTCTTTAAAGATCGCTCCAAGCTCTCTGAGTGCTCTGTCAGCGCCTGCCATAAGTAGACCCTTACGGTCTTTAGATGACAAGAACGAATCAACTTGTGCGATAGTGCTACGTAACTCTTTTTGCATTACTGCAATGCGAGCAACGCCTACGTCACGTTTAATTGCAGAAGATTCGATGTCAACCCTAAGCTTACGGATGTCTTCTTGCATTTTCTCGATTTCATCCATCAAGATTGCAAGATGATCAGGCTTATCAAACCTGCGGTGTAACCATTCATCTACAGCAGTAATGCTACCGCCATAACCAAGAAAACGCGCATAAAGATAAACTTGAACAGCAGAGAACATTTCCTCTGCAAAGGCATAAAAAGACTCCTGGGACGCACTATCTAAATTATCGTACCAGAGTTCAAAAACTCTAGAATCGATAAGCGCGTTGGGCCTGTCCGTAATCCCTTGCTTCGTCTTGCTGGGAGAACTCTTGTGCTTGAGCTGCAGATTCCCTTTGCTGTCGTCCTTCTTCACGCATCTTTTCCTTTGTAGAACCAACAGAAACATCCTGGAAGATTTTAACAGCTTTGGCAGCCTTTTTTGCTTTATCCTCATCAAACAGAAAATCGTATGAATTTCCGCTATCAGGATCAGCAATATCTGTTAGATCAAAATCACTTGCCGCCATTGTTTTGTTCCTGTTGTGACTCTTCTTTTACGGAAGAGTTTTCTTTTGGTTCCAGGTCTTCTTCTGCTCTTTTTTTCTGATAGTCATATGCAAGTTTGGCGGCTTTACGATAGACACCTAGATCATGTGAGATGCTTGAATCTTTGCCGTTAGCCGCTTTATCTTGCTTCACTTGTTATCAGAAATTAGACATCATATTGGCGAGACCACCAGCGTAGATGTCACCACGGCGTTGCGAACCAATTTGACCTTGCTGCTCCATCTTGGAACCAGTCAGTTTATTCAACATGGTTTCAAAAGTACCCAAGTCGGGACCAGCTGCTGAATACTGTTCTGCGAGATTAGACCTGGCTCGTTCATACTCTTCTCTGCTGATTCGTCCTTGACGCATGGCACGAATCAATTGATCGGATTTAGCCCTAAAATCCCTTTCACTCATGGCCATTGTAATAACTCCTGAAAACAAGTTATAGGTTTATTATAAAACATTTAAGCCGAGCAACGGCCAATGCTTTAATAAAAATATTATACAGCAGGATGATTATGTTAAAAGTTAAAAGCGCTAACAAGTCCACCAAGTATGCTTTGATTTACTGCTGTATTTGCAACAGATAGCTTATTCATGTTACTGAGTTTTTGAATATTTTCAGCGGATTCAAGTTGCATTTCTTTGATTTGTTTGTCAATATTTGCAATATCAAGTGTTTTTTGATAATCGTATTCGAAAGGAGTCATTCCGCCTGAACCTACCTGCGCTGGTGCACCACGATCAATATCTACTTTTTTAGATAGATCTACTGCACCTTTTAAAATCTCATCATATAAACCATCTGGACCACCTGGTCGATTACTTTGATGTAAACGATCTAAATCAGCATTTAACCACTTTAAAATATCTTGATCGCTATAACCCTGTTGTTTTGCGGCTTCATAGTCTTTATGGCCAAATGTTGAATACTGACCATAACGTTTTGAAATGTCTGCTAATGATTGCGCCATTGTATTAATTCTGCTTTATATATTTTAAATCATGCATAGTCAGGACGTCCTTGAATATTACCAAGTCCCCTGCCAAATGTTCCGGTAAACTTGCCTTCTTTCACATTGGGAGTACCATAATAAGCCGCCATTTTTTCAGCGGTTTCATTTAATGGTAAATAACCGTAGTTCTCAGGCCTCATTGCAAGGTCTTGAGTTACATAAGAAGAAATTTCACCCGGTGATTTGATCCCTGCAGCCTCAAAAAAACGCTTGTAACCTTCTTCTTGACCGGGAGAAATGTTTTCGCCTGTCAAGCCAGCAAAAGCTCCTTGGATTATATCTTTGTAATTAGGCGCAGGTAAATTCTTGGTTTTATTCAAAAGATCTTGAAAAGCCGCCAGTGTATCTTCTGTTAAGGTTTGTGACCTGGAACCAGAAAAATAATCTAAAACAGAATTTGACATTTGTTAACTCCTTATGTAAAACCTCTGAATTTACCAGCTAACGCAATTCTACTAGGGGATGCACCAAAGGCCCACATTTGGTCTTGAAGGTTCATGCGCCCCAAGGTTCTAGCTGCCGGATTAAAAGCATTGTATTGATTTTGGAAATCATAAGCTCTGGCTTGACGTGCCAGGTCTAATTCACCGAAGATATTTTGTGCACCAAGTTGAGCACCTGCAAATCTTTCTTGAGCACGGAGCTGTTCCTTGGCCCTTTGATTTGCCTTTCTGGTAGTATATCGTGCAGCAGCAGCATCTTTATCCGCTGCACCAAGCGCACCAAAAGCTTGAGCCCCTACACTCAAAGCTCCAAGACCAGCTGTTAACGGATCCATATTTAAAAAACCTCCCGACTTAGATGCTGCTGGTGGTCCTTGTGCAATATAATCAACAGGTGTAGTGCCACCAGAAAAATCATATTCTGTCCAAGAAGAACCAAACTCTGGTAAAGACATGACTATATTCTAACCGAAATAATTTCTACCAGGAATATTAACAGTCATGTTCGGAATGGACGAAGCGGGAAGGATTTGTTGCGCTGCAATATCAATTCTTGTTGGATCGTATTGTCGTCCTGCATAAGCATAGTTTTTAATTGCAGCAGGAACATCTTTAAGCAAAGAAGCAAAGGCATTTGACATCATGCCAAGCTTTTGCATTTCTTTGGCTTCTTGCAATCTAAACGGTGCAAGTTCTTTGTATGCTTCTGCAAGACGCTTGGGATCACCCTGGTATCTATTTTCAGCAATTTGCATGGCATACATTTGTGCTATTGGATCTTTTATTTTATTTATCTGATTCCAATCAAAACCAGAACCAAAGGAAGAAGAGCCTCCCCCTGGCATTAAGCCACTGTAATTTGAATTAAACCCTGCCAACAAACCTGTTGGGGCGTAGGAAGGAGTACTTTTGCTCATAATCACCCAAAGCTAATTGAAGGTGCTTGAAGCACACTTTGTGCATAAGGATTAGATGTCAGTGCAGTACGAAGAGTTGCACCAGTTTCTGCTTGTGCTCCAGTGGCTAATTTACCTGCTGTTGCCACAGTACCAAGCATGGCGTAATCTCGTGACAAGCTACTATTGATCATTTGCTGCCGAACAGCCTGATTTCGCTGGAACTGTTCAGCAAGAGGCATCAAACGTTCTTGAGCTTGAACTGTTAGATCAACACCATATTGACCAAGATCTTTATTTGCTGCAATATATTGATTCATCGCATCTTGACCAAGCTCCATTTGAAGCTGCGCCAAACGCCTGGCAACACCTTCTTGCTCAGACAAAGAACCTTCTTTACCGCTGATAGCTTGACCTGTGCTCTTGGCTTTTTGTGATTCAGCTGCTGCACCAGCTCCATATCCAACTGCAGAAGCTAAAGCTGGAGCAAGATAACCAATACCTTTTGCAATAGGATTAGGACTAGCCCTTAAGCCAGAAGTCAAGGCAGAGGTTACTCCACCAAGTGCAAGAGAGGTTCCTCCGCCAACTGCAGCCTCCAAGGGCCGACCTTCCATTAAGCTACCTACTGCCATTGTTGCGGCAGGAACCAAAGTGGCGCCGGCAAGAAGTGAACCACGAGGAAACAGAGCGTTACGTGCACCAGCGGGAGGAATCATTTGAGTACCTCCCCTACCCTGAGTTACTGAACGAACATTAGCATTTCGCCCCTGTCCACCAGCAGTAACATTTGCCCTTCCCGTTGCACCACGGCCTGCATCTGTTGTGATACCTGCTCGTTGCAAATCTTCTGGAGAAAAATCGCCAGTAATTACTGGGCCTTGACCACCACCTCCAAACATTCCTTGCAAACCAACTGCCTGAAGAAGTTGTTGCATTCTGTTGCCACCTTGCTGAGGCATTACTGTTGGCATTTGACCAGGCCTTGCAGCACTGCCACGGCGACTGTAATTTTGGTCCTCGTTTTCTATGTTGCCGGTAACGCGAGCCATTATTTAAGTTATTGTTTCCAGTAATTAGATTCTAACATTACATACCTTGAGTATATTCTTGAACCGTGGGTAATTGTGATTGACCTTGTGTTGCAAGCATTGCGTTAGCAATCTTACCCATTGCCGCACCAGCCAATGCACCACCGGCTCCAGTGGCAGCAACATAACGCGCCCTAGGTAATTGTTTCGATCCACGTAGGGCTAATGCTGTTGCACCTGCACCACCAGCTAATGCACCTGCAGCTTGGAGTCCTATAGGAAAACCAACTACACGAAGCTCTGGCTCACCTTGTAAATTCTCCATAGTACCTTTAACGATACCGATACCTAGTGGACCTTTATCGTTATAAAGATAATTCATGTAATTGGAATATCTTTGTTTCGTAAGTCCAGGAATGTCTTCTTGCGCCGTTTCAAACTTAAGTGGACGACCTTGGCGTCCCAGGGCAAACCTATCAATTAATTCCGGCAAGACCTGGCCTGTTTGGCGACGATCTTCTGAGCCTTCTTCTGCGTAAGATTGAGCGAAGCCCTTGGGGCGTCCCAACTCACCAAGATTTGTAATATCAAACGTACCAAGAGACGCACTTACTGGGATGCCAACAGATGCAAGTTGAATGGCTGCACGTTGAGTTGGGCTGTATTGATAAATATCACTACCTACTACTTGCTCTGCAATTTTATCGGCAATAGCCATTGGGTGGTTATACCGCCAGTACATCTTACGTGTACCATCTTCCCCAAGATCGGTTAATAGACGTGCTGCAACAGCACCCGTCATCTGAACAGGAGTTTTTGCTGTAACACCTTGCCTTGAAAGATCTCTATAAAAACCTCGGGCTTCTTGGGTGACAGGAATTACGGTATGGCTTCTATAAACATCATTAAGATCAGCGGTTACTTCTTTTTTACCCTTGGCATATTTATCGCCAAGTTCAGTTGGTTGCATTGCAGAAACTGCTGCTTGCCACCCTTTACGTAAGTCAGTAAGTATTGGCATTAGACCCCCACGATTGCACCCATATTTGCAGCAATGTTGCCCATATCATATTGCTGAGGTTTCATCATCATTTCTTCTAGCTGTTGACGCATGTAGGTACCTTCTAGACCCTGGGCCTGGAGCATGGTGCCAGGGAAGTAAGCATTAGGCATACCCAAGCGACCAGCAAGAATACCTTGATTAATCAGATCAC